AGAAGATTTTAAAACGCAATCAGAAGGTTTATTAGAAATACAAAAAAGAAATAACGAAATAGAATTAGAAATGACTCGTTATCTTGATATATTTAAAAGACACAATTTAACTAAATTAGCTATTGCTAAACCTAGTTTAATTGAAACAAGGGTAAACAATGGAACAAAAAAAGTATTTGATAGCATCGAAGAAGTTAGCAGGACTATTGATGGTCTTGACGATAATCTCCAGTTGCAGTCTGTTTCCGAGTAGACAGCAAGTAGAAATTATTTCTAAACCTATAGAACGATCTATAGCACAACCAGTAATGCCTCGTGAAATATCTTTAAATGATCCTTATTGGTATGTTGTTTCGGATAAAAACTTAGACGAGTTTCTTGCTAGAATAGAAAAAGAAAGTGGTACAGTTGTATTTCTTGCTATGTCAGTATCTGATTATGAATTAATGGCATATAACACACAAGAATTAAAACGCTATATCAGTGAGTTACAAGAAGTTGTAGTTTATTATAGAAAAGTTACTACACCGCAGGAGGATAAATGAACATATCAAATGAAGGCATATCATTAATTAAAAAGTTTGAAGGCTGTAAGTTAGAAGCATATTACGATGCTGTTGATGTTTTAACGATAGCTTATGGAAGAACTAAAAATGTACAAGCTGGTGATACTTGCACACAAGAACAAGCTGATGCTTGGCTTGAAGAAGAATTGCATGAGTATGGTGGATATGTAAATGATGCAGTTAAAGTTGATTTAGAACAAAATCAATTTGATGCTTTAGTAGCATGGACATATAACTTAGGTCCTACTAATCTTAATAACAGCACAATGTTAAAAAAAATTAATGAAAAAGATTGGGAAGAAGTACCTAATCAAATTAAGCGTTGGAATAAAGCAGGTGGCAAAGTATTAGAAGGTCTTGTTAGAAGAAGAGAAGCAGAAGCTCTTTTATTTCAAGGTGAAGATTGGAGTGAAGTGTAATGCCTTTAGCTAAGTATGTTTTTAGACCTGGAATTAATAAAGAAGGTACTAACTACAGTAATGAGTATGGTTGGTTTGATGCTGACAAAGTAAGATTTCGTAAAGGTAAACCTGAACGCATAGGTGGTTGGGATAAATTTACTGATGGAAGTTTTATTGGAACTTGTAGAAAACTATACCCATATAAAGCTATCGATGGCGATCAGTTTATAATACTTGGCACTCATCAAAAACTATATGTTCTTAATGGAGATGTTTATTACGATATAAATCCTATTAGAGCTACTTCTACTAATGGTGTTGTATTTGCAGCAACTAATGGATCATCTACTATTACAGCTACTGATGATGCACATGGAGCAGTTGAAGGAGATTCTGTTACTTTTGCACAGGCTGTTAGTTTAGGTGGGTTAATTACAGCTTCTGTTTTAAATCAAGAATATCAAATTGACTCTGTACCTACTGCAGATACTTATACTTTTACTGCTAAAGATACTGATGGTAATACTGTTACTGCTAACTCAAGTGACACAGGTAATGGTGGTTCAGGGGTAGATGGTGTTTATCAAATTAATTCAGGACTAGATGTTTATGTTCGTTCTACTGGTTGGGGTGTAAACCCTTGGGGATCAGGAACATGGGGATCAAAAGCTGATTTATCTTTAACTAATCAATTAAGATTATGGACTATAGATAATTTTGGTGATGACACTCTTGCTGCACCTAGAGGTGGACCAATATATTTTTGGGATGAATCAGATGGTTTAAGCACTAGAGCTACATTATTATCAGCAGAATCAGGTGCAAGTGATGTACCTACAGCAGTTATACAAATAATGACTTCTGATGTAGATAAACACTGTATTGCATTTGGTTGTAATCCTATAGGTTCAAGCACTATAGACCCTTTACTGGTAAGATTTTCTGATAGAGAAAGTGCAGTAGATTGGACTCCTACAGCAACCAATCAAGCTGGTGGTGTACAACTATCATCAGGTTCTGAAATTATTGGAGCACTTAGAACAAGACAAGAAATACTTATTTGGACTGATGTAGGTATTGTTTCTATGCGTTTTGTTGGCGAACCATTTGTTTTTTCATTTACAGAAGTAGCAGAAGGTCCATCACTTATAGGACCTAATGCTGCTGTAAGTGCTAATAACAGAGTATATTTTATGGATTCTGGTGGGTTTTATGCCTATTCAGGGTCTGCAGAAAAAATACAATGCACAGTATTAGACTATGTTTTATCTGATTTAAACCAAGATCAAGCATTTAAAGTGTTTGCTGCAGTAAATAATATTGCCAACGAAGTAATGTGGTTTTATCCATCAGGCACTAATACAGAAATAGATAAGTATGTTTTATACAACTATCTTGAAAATGTTTGGAGCATAGGTACAACCGATGATGGTTTTGTTAGAACAGCATGGGATCAAGCATCAATACTAGAATATCCTATAGCTGCAAGTAAAAATGACTCAAGCAATCTTAACTATGTTTACAATCATGAAAAAGGTCATGGCAATGATGGCAGTAACTTTACAGCATACATAGAGTCAAGTGACTTTGACTTAGAGCCAGATGGTGAAAGATTTACTTTTATATCTAAACTCATACCTGATGTACAGTTTAGAGATCAACAAGGTACAAGTGATAGCGTAACTTATACAATTAAAGGTAGAGACTATCCACTGCAAGACCTAACTACATTACAAACAGTTGATGTAACACCTAACTCTACATTTTCTAATACTAGAGCTAGAAGCAGACAAGCTGCAGTTAGAATATCAAACTCATCTAGTGACTATGGTTGGAGAGCAGGAGACCTTAGACTAGAGATTAGACCAGATGGTAAAAGATAATGGCTGATATCAAAACGATAGCATTACCCTTACCTAGTCAAGAGTTTGATCCAAATAATGAAGCAGTTACACGCAGATTAATAGAACAAGCTATTGAAGAAATCAATACTAAAATTACTTTAATTAATAGAATGAAATCTACTACTATAAGCAAGGCTTCTAGACGACAACAATTTTTACTTATGGGAATGAAACATGGCTGATAATCTTAAAGTATTAGGACAGTTAGACCCAGCAGCTACTACAACTACTGTGTTATACACAGTGCCAGATATGACACAAACAACAGTTAGTTCTATTGTTGCAGCAAATCGCACAGGTTCTGCTATCACTTTTAGACTAAGTGTTCATGTAGCTGGAGCAGGTGCTGATGATAAACAGTACATATACTATGATAAATCAGTAGCAGCTAATGATTCCCTAGCAATCGTTTTAGGTATAACATTAAATCAAACAGATGTTATCAAAGTTTATACAAGTGCAGTTGACATGAGTTTTAATATGTTTGGCTGTGAAACCACAGAGGAAAGATAATGGCTAAAAAAGAAATTTTATCTGAACAAGAAAAACAAAAAATTAGAGATGACTATAATGAACTATATGAAGATAGCATTATGGAAGTTTTAAAATATAGTGCTGGAAGAGAATTATCACAAATTAAAGACCTTTATTTTCCTTTATCTAAAGAAGAAAAAAATAAAGCACGAGCACAAAGATCATTAGAACTTTCAATGGATGAAGAAAAATTAATAAATTTACTGCAAACAAGTAAAAATAAACTTGATGACATTCCTGCAGAAATTAAAAAAGAAGCATTAAAAAAAAATATGGGCGGATTAGTTGGCTATGCTCAAGGTGGCAATATGAATATAAAAGAACAAACACAAAATGTAGCAGCACAAGGTCGTTATGGCGACTCTATGCTTCTTCATGTAAATCCAGCAGAAGTTAAAGGCTTGGCACAAGCAATGCCTATTACAGTAAATCCACAAACAGGACAACCTGAAGCCTTCTTACCTTTTCTTGCACCAGTATTAGGATCAATGGCTGGTGGTGCTTTATTTACAAGTTTATCTCCTGCATTAGCAGCAGGTATTGGAGCAGGTTTAGCTACATATGCACAAACAGGTGGCTCTGGTTCTAAAGCATTACTATCTGGTTTAACAGCAGGGTTTGGAACAAGTGCATTAGGAAATGCAGCTAATCCTAATTTAGCTAGTGATATTGGTAGTGCACAAGTAGCATCAGGTGTTGCAGATGGAACTTCACAAGTTGCAGCAAATTTAACTCCTGCTCAATTAGCTGATGGATTAGGAGGTGTTCCAACAACATTAGCAAGTCAACAAGCAGCAGCAAGATCAGTAATGCCGACAGCAGGTGAATCTCTTAAAACAGCATTTAGCGGTGGGTTTGATGAAGGTGCTAAAACTTTAGCAAGTGCAGCTATGTCTCCTAGTGGAATGATGGCTGGTACAGCATTAGGTGGTAGAGCAATTATAAACTCCCAAGAACTATTTGAAGAACAAATGCGACAACTAGAAATGGATGAAGAAAAACGCAAAAGAGATATGTATGCTAATAATCCTGAAGTACAGTTATATTCAGCAACAGGTGGATTAACACAGTTTAATGATGGTGGTTTTATTAGTTCTGCTAGAAATTTAGCAAATAAAATGAGTGATGATCAATATGGCTATGAATCAAATAGACAAGTATATGCACCAGCTAAACAACAATATGCAGTAAACCCTGACTTTATGGCAGGATTTGCACCTGAAACAATGTACTTTAGACCTGATACCCTTAATGCTCCATCAATGAGTACAAGAGGTGGGTCAGCTCCAACACTAGGACCAGATACTTATACAGGAACTAAAGGTGGTTACGATTATGAAGGTAGTTATGATGCAGATGGCAACTTTGTTGCAGGTACAGCACAAGGCGTACAGTTTGCACCACAGACAGCTATAGACCCATATGCAGCATATACAGGTTCTGCACCCCAAGGTTTAATTCAATCTGCTTACAATCCTTATCCAGTACAACCAATGAGTATGTCTCCAACAGATGAAACTGAAGATACCTCTGATTATGGCGGAATTGGTGGAGAAGATTTTTATGGTGGCAATCCTGATTTTGATTTTTCTTTTTACAATGCAACAGATTCTGCTGGTAATCCTTTAACTAGCTCTCCATATGGTGCATATGATCAACAAGCTGTACAAGATATAAGAGATCAATATAGTAATTATTTCTTTGACTATGATGATATTCAAGACTTTTATAGAAATGAAATGGCAGATATTGGTAGACAAGCTGGTGGCGATACAGATAAAAAAATGCCTAATAAAGGATTAGAGGCTTTAAATAAAGTAGCACCTGATGTGGTAGATAAAATGGGTTATCAAGAAGGTGGTGTAAGCGATTTTAGACAAGACCCTATGACACAAGAAGTTATTGCATTTTTAATAGGCGATTCTAATAACACAGAAATCGTAGATATGTTTGTAGATAAATATGGAAACGAAATATTTATGGCATTAAGAGAAATGGTATTAAATCCAGATGGCACAAAACAAACAGAAGGTTTAATAACTGGCGTAGGCAATAGTGGTATGGCAGATGATCTACTTGGTAGCATAGGCAACAAAGAAAAAATAGCTGTATCGCAAGATGAGTTTATAGTTCCTGCTGATGTTGTATCAGGTTTAGGAGATGGCAGTTCAGATGCAGGTTCTAAAGAACTATATGCCATGATGGATAGAGTTAGAAAAAAAAGAACAGGTACAACTAAACAACCTGCTATGTTAGCTAATACTGGAGGACTATTACCAGCATGAATCAAGTAGCTAAAAAAATATTAACAGATCAAGCATCTGAAAAATATGATTTTTCTTTAGTTCCTGCAGATCGATTGAGTTTAGTTTGGAATGAAATAGAAAAATTTTTAAGAAAGTCTGCTAATCGTTCAGGTGGTAGAGAAAGAATTGAAGATATTTACTATAGAATATTAAACAAAGACACAAATCTTTGGATTGTTTTTGATACAGGAAATCTTGCAATAACAGGAGCACAAGTAACTTTCTTTAATATTTATCCTACTGGTAAAAAAATGTTAAGTTTAGATCATACTGGTGGAAAAAATATGCAAGATTGGGTTGAAAAAGGAATTGAAGTAATGACTAAATTTGCAAAAGAAAATGGATGCGAAGGAATAGAAGGTATTGGTAGACATGGACAATGGCATTGGGTAAAGAATAAAAAAGGTTGGAAAAAACCTGCATCAATGTATGAATATATTTTTGAGGAGAATCAATAATGGGTGGAAGAAGCGGATCATCAGGACCAACAGAAACAACTGTAACTCAAACTGATCTACCAGAATATGTACAGCCGTATTTTGAAAGATTATTACAAAGAGCTGAAGCTGACAGCATACAAGGTTATCAACCTTATGGTGGTCAAAGATTAGCATACTTTTCTCCTGATGAATTAACATCACAGGCAATGACTCGTGGCTATGCTACATCAGGTACACCACAAGCATACAAAGATGCTCAAGCAAGATTTGGTTCAGTTGCTCCAATGACTTCAGGTTACACAGCAGGACAAGTGCAATCTTCTTACGATCCAAGAGAAGTAGGTCAAACTTATCAAGCAGGTACTTATAGTCCTACTTATCAAGCTGGTGGTTTTGATGCAGGATATGATCCTCGTACTAGAGCATCTCAATACATGGCTGGTCAAGCATTGCCAACATATGATCCATTAGCTTATGAACAAAACCTTTCTAGGTTTATGTCACCATATCAACAAAATGTTATTGATATAGAAAAAAGAGAAGCTGCTCGTCAATCAGACATTATGAGCAAAGGCATAGGTGATCAAGCTACAGCACAAGGTGGATTAGGTGGCTATCGTGAAGCTATACAGCAATCAGAAAGAGAAAGAAACCTTGCACAACAATTAGGCGATATTCAAACACGAGGTAGCCAAGCTGCATTTGAATCAGCACAAGCACAACTTGAAAGAGAAAGAGCTGCACAACTTAGTGGTGCACAATTTGGTTTATCTAGATTTGGTGCACAAGAAGGTGCATTGCAAACACAAGAACAATTATCACAAGCATCATTTAATGCAGGTGAACAAGCTAGACAAAGAGCTGCTCAACTTGGATTATCTGCACAACAACAAGAAGAAGCTGCAAGACAGGCTCAAGAAAAATTTGCTCAAAGCGGATTTCAAATGCAACAACAAGCCTTGCAACAAGAAGGAATACAAAGTTTACAAGCCTATCAAGCTGGTGAATCTGCAAGACAACAAGCAGCTAAACTTGGCTTAACAGCAGCACAACAGAATGAAGCTGCTCGTCAAGCACAAGAAAGATTTGCTCAAAGTGCATATGATATGTCTAATCGTTATAACATGATGGCAGCTCAAGGCTTACAAAGTATAGGCAGTGCACAACAAGCAGATGTACTATCTAGAATCGGTGCTCTTCAAGGCATTGGTGCTCAAGACAGAGCTTTACGACAAGCTAGTATGGATATGGGATATGAAGATTTCATGCGTCAAAGAGACTTTTCTAAGCGACAACTTAGTGACTTTAGTGGTATGTTAAGAGGTGTACCAGTACAGCCAGAGCAAAGAATAAGCACATATAGTCAACAACCTGGATTATTTCAAGGAGCAGTTAGTGCTGGTCTTGGTGGTTTAGGTCTTTATAGAGGGTTAGGAGGTTAATTATGAATTTTGTACAACAAGCAAATTATTTAGAAGATGTACCTAAAGATCAATTAATTAGTATGTCGCAAGACCCTAATCCACAGTTTCCTGCATTTTTAGTATTAAACGAAATAACAAGAAGAACTACTAACGAAAAAAACTATCAAGCTATGCTTAATAAACCTACTTCTACAGTAGCTCAAGAAGTAGTAAGTAACTTTGC